CGGCGCCCCCGGCCCGATGATCAACCCGAAAGGAAGACCGAACGTGAGCGACGATAACACGATCCGCCCGGATGAACAGCGTTTGGTCGAGGGCGTCGAGCTGCTCAAGGCGACCGAGGGCCACATCCTCCCGGACGCCCGGCCGGGCAAGCTGAGCGGCGAGCACGCTGCATACCTGGAGTCTCAGGCCGTGAGCGCCGAACTGGCTGAGGGGCTGGGTGTCCGCTCACTGATGGCCCCGGCCGACACGGCCGAACTCGGTGACGTCTGGGTGAACTGGGCCAACTTCCCCGCCATTCTCTTTCCTTGGGTCAGCCAGGACGGCCGGGTCGAATACCAGGTCCGGCCGGACAACCCGACCCAGGACAGCAGGGGGAGGGATCGGAAGTATGTCTTCCGGCGTGGCATGGAACCGGTGCTCTGGGCCGTGCGCCCGCTACCCGGCGCCGAGCGCATGCTGATCGTCGAGGGCACCAAACAGTCTCTAGCGGCTGCCAGCTACGCGCCGCCGGGCGTCGCCGTGTACGGCATGGCCGGGTGCCGGATGTGGCAGATCGACGGCCGCCCGATCCCTGATCTCGCGCTGGCCGACGGCCGCGAGGTGGTCGTGATCCTGGATGCCGACGCGTCAAGCAATCCTGACGTCTACGCGGCCGGGCTCGGCCTTGCCGAGGCACTGGCCATGGAGGGCGCGACCAAGGTCAGCTTCGGCCGCCTCCCCGGGGGAGACAGCAAGGCCGGTCTCGATGACGTACTGGCCGGGCGAACTGCCGACCGGCGCGCCGGATACCTCGCGCGCATCGTGGACGGCGCCAAATTGAAGCCAGCCGACGCCAAGCCCAAGCCCCGCAAGAAGGGCTCGGACGCGCCCAGCGGCGAGGACGGCCGGGTCACCATCGTATGCAACCAGGACCGGCGCGATGTGATCTCAGCGCTCACCGGCGCGCTGCTGGACCGCTGGAACGCGCGCGAGCTGTTCAACCACGGAGGGGTGATCTCCCGGCTGGTCGACGGCGCACGGATGCAGCCGGTGGACCGGGGCACCTTTCACGACATCGTGCAGGACACGGCCGTCACAGTGAACGAGAACAGTGGTGCCGACGGGCTCACCACGTACGCCTTCACCTGGCCGGACGCCGGGACCATGGCGGCCACCATGAGCCGCTCCGAGAAGTTCGCGCATCTGGATCGGATCAGTCACGCGCCGTTCGTGCGCCCGGACGGGACGATCGTCACCGAGCCCGGATACGACGAGGCAACCCGAACCATCCTCATGTCCGATGAGGTGCTGGCCGGGCTGGAAGTGCCGGAAGATCCCGATCCGTCCCAGATTGCCGCCGCGCGCGACTTGATCTTGGAGGATTGGTTAGGAGACTTTCCATTCGACGGCGACGCCGATCGGGCCAATGTGCTGGCGCTGATCGTCACCCCGGCTATCCGGGGCATGGTGCCCAAGGTGCCCCTTGCGGTAGTCGACGGCCTCCAGATGGGAGTGGGCAAGAACCTGCTGGCAGACTGCCTGCTCACCGTTTACACCGGCGCGCCCGCCCAGCCGATGAACTGGGTCCCCGAGCCGGAAGAGCTGCGCAAACAGATCACGAGTGCGTTCCGCACCGGTGCTGAGTTCTTCCTGTTCGACGAGGCACACACCCTCGAAGGCGCGCCGCTGGCTCAGGCGCTGACCGCCGAGACCTGGCAGGATCGCATTCTGGGCGTCTCGACCATGGCCGAGTTCCCGAACAAGGTCACGTGGATCTCGCTGGGCAACCAGGTCCAGGTCCGGGGTGACCTCACGCGGCGGGTCTACCGCATCGCACTGAGGCCGCAGTATGCCAACCCTCAGGACCGTGACGCGTCCAGCTTCCGGCACCCCGGCCAGTCCGGGCTCGATCTCGGGAGCTGGACACGCAAGCACCGGCGCGAGCTGCTGACCGCGATCCTGACCATCGTCCGGGCCTGGTTCGCCCAGGGCTCGCCGAGACCCAAGCGGGGAGTGTCGTTCGGTTCGTTCGAGATCTGGGAGCGCATCGTCGGCGGAATCGTCGAGACCGCCGGGCTGGAAGGTTTCCTATCCAATCTGAAGGTCTGGCGTTCCGAGAGCGACTTCGACACCCAGTACTGGCTCGGGCACCTCGGCTGGCTGCATGAGCAGTTCGGGGAGAATCCGTTCCGGACGGCGGACGTCAAGAACAAGGCGCTGTCCGACCCGGCCGCCTACCTGGCGCCGCCCAAGCTGGACGACCCGGCGGACCGGGGCTATGGCAAGGCGCTGGGAGAGGCGTACAGCCGCCTCCGGGGGCGCCGCTATGACGGGTACTGGATGGAGCGGGTCGGCTCCAGCCACGGCCACGTGAGCAACTGGCGGGTGTTCTCTGATGCGGAGCTTCCGCCTCCCCCCAGGACGCCAGAACCGCCGGTGGACCCGGAGCCGGACCAGACGCCCGAACCGGCGCCGGAGAACGAGCACGCCGAGGCGCGCGGCCCGGCGCCGGAGGACACGGACGGCGAGGGCCACGATGAGGTTCGGGGTGCGGCTGAACCTGATCATGTATCGCGCATGCATCCGGACGGGTTCGCGATGACCTATGCGCCGCCAGGTCCTGACACTGAAATGTCAACTGATGTGCTCACGGTTGACCTGGAGACCGGTGACGCCAGGAACCTCTACAAGGCCGGACCGGGCTATGTGCGCATCGGTGCCACGGCGGCCGACGACGGGGATGTGCAGACGTACGACGGCTCGGCCACCTGGACCGGAGTGCCTCGTGAGGTGGCCGCCGACATCCGGCGCGCCAAGGTGATCACCGGCCACAACATCATGGCGTTCGACCTCCCCGCGCTCGTGCGGGAGGGCGCTCTCACGATGCCCGAGGTGCACGAGATGGCAGCCGCCGGGCGACTGGCCGATGCACTGCTGATCGCGCGCTACCAGGATCCGCCGATGGCCAAGGACCAGGGTGTCGATCAGAAACGTAAGTACGACCTGGGCGCACTCGGTGAGAAGCACGGCCTGGGACAGAAGCTGACCGACGTCTCTGCCGCGCTGGCTGATAAGTACGGTGGCTGGGACAACATTCCGATCGACGACTCCGAGGACGGCCGGGCGTTCAAGGGCTACATGGTCCAGGACGTCGAGCTGTCCCGGCGGCTGTATCCGACGTTGCTCGACGAGCTCGGCGGAACGATGCCGGACTACCTCGTGCGCGAGCATCGCGTTGCCGCCCTCGCGACGCAGATCAGCGTCAATGGGTTCCGCGTGGACCCCGATCTGCTGGCCGAGCGGGTGGCCCTGGTGAACGCGACCAAGCGTGTAGCGCTGGGCTGGCTGGCCGAGAACTGCGGTATCCCGCTGGCCGACGCCAAGGGGAAGCCGTACAAGAGCCCGCTGGCCAGCAAGGCCGGTAAGGAAGCGCTGGAGGCCGCACTCCGAGCGGCCGGGGTCACCTCGATCTGGCGCACGGGCAAGAGCCAGGATCTGGACACCTCGGGCAACCACATGAAGCACCTGGGCCAGGAGTATCACCACCTCCCCAAGGTGGTGGAGATCGCCAAGAACGTCTATCGGATCGTCGGTGCGCGTTCGGTCTACCAGACCGTGACCGACCACACCGGCCCGGACGGCCGCGTGCACCCCAAGATCAGCTTTGAGCAGGCCACCGGCCGCTGGTCGGTGACCAGTCCTGGGCTGACGGTGCTCGGCAAGCGCGGCGGGCGCCACGTCGAACGGGCCATCCTGCTGCCCGATCCGGGGGAGGTGCTGCTCTCGTTCGACCTCAGCCAGGTCGATATGCGGGCCATCGCGGGGTTGTCACAGGACCAGGCATATATCGAGATGCTGAAGCACGATGACCCGCATGCGGAGATCGCGTTCGCGCTGTTCGGGGACCGGTCGTTGCGTGAGATCGCCAAGCCGATCGGGCACGGCTGGAATTACGGCCGGGGGATCAAGGCGATTAGCGAGGGCAACGACATCGATCCGGCGCTGGTCCGCCGGTTCGACCAGTCGATGCGTGACCGGTTCGGCCGGGTGGTCGAGTGGCAAGGAGAGGTCCGGGCGCTGGCTGAGAGTGGCGCGTTGCTCGACAACGGATTCGGCAGACTCATGCGAGCCGACCCGTTCCGGGCGCACACCCAAGGACCGGCGCTGATGGGTCAGGGTGCGGCTCGCGACATCATGATGGAAGGGATGCTCCGGCTCCCCGCCGAGGTGCTGCCCATGCTGCGCGCCCAGATCCACGACGAGATCGTGCTCAGCGTGCCGATCGATCAGGTGCAGGACGTGAGTCGGGCGGTCATCGACGCGCTCTCGTTCGAGTGGCGCGGGGTGCCCATCCTGGCGGATGTGAGTCCGGCCGGGACCAACTGGTCGCTTTGCTATGTCAAGGCGTAGTTGACAACTTAATCACCATGACTGTAAGGTATCGAACCATCAACCCGAACTGATCTTCAGGAGCCGAACATCATGAGCAATGACAACCCCAACGTTCCGGTGGTCCCGGGTTACCCGAGCCCGGCCGAGACGGCCGCGCACTGGGACCGCACCTTCAACCCCGGCGGCCACATCGATCGGCCGTGGACCTCGCCCGGCGTGCCGCCGTGGGGAACCTTGACCCAGGATCTGGGCCACAACGCGCCCAGGCGCCGCAAGAGCTCCAACCGGATCGTCTGGATTTTGCTGGCTTCCGCGCTCATGGTGCTTCTGGCCGCCGTGATCACCGTGCGGAACCAGAATCTTCTCCCGGCCGGTGTACCGGTCATCGGCATGGATACCGGTGTGGCCGCATGCAAGGCGATCAGTGAGGGCGGCTCACCGGCCACGCCCGGGGAGGTCTCCAAGGACCAGTATCGCAAGCTGCGCCAGGTGTTCGCGAGCAGTCGTTACCCTGCCATCCGGGACAACGGAGTCAAGGTCGTCGACCTCGGCTGGCAGATTCAAGCCATTCCGCAGGGTCAGGAGATGGAGGCGCTGACCTACGTGGGCAGCTTCACCAGCGCGTATGCGGGTCTCTCGGGCGGATGTGCCGAGCACGGATACACGATCCCGGCGCTGATGGCTGATTGATCTTGCTTGCTACCTCCCCGTACGTACTGTAAGGTTCGTCCCGATCAATCGACTGAACAAGGAAGCGAGTCACCATGCACCGCAAGCAGACCCACGACTGGGGTTTCACCTCGGTCCGCACCCGTATCGCCGCGCTCCTGCTGGCCGTGGCCGCCGTCATCGGCGCCGTGAGCCTGGGCCTCGGTACCGCGAACGCCGCGCCGGTCCCGGCCGTCGCCGGTAACATCACCATGCTGCCGTCGATGGTTCGGATCTACGGCTCGAACAATGCGCTGAACCTGGCGGCCGGTGGCAGCTCGACCACGACCGTGGCGGGCCAGACGTTCGGCGGACAGGCCATCCCGGAGAACGCGACCGGTGTCACCCTCTCGGTCTCGACGATCGGTGACACCGCGCAGACCGGCAAGGGCCAGGTCCGCGTGTGGACCACCGGCGCGGCCGAGCCCGGCTCCCCCGTCGTGTTCTTCGACGCCAAGCAGGGCGCGACCAACATCACCTTCGTGGCGCTCGACTCCAACGGCCAGATCAACATCAAGGCCATCGATCACAGCACCCGGCTGCTCGTCGGCATCCTGAACTACGTCACTCCGCTCGCCGCCCCGGCCGCGCCGGTGGTCAAGTCGATCGCCGGTAGCACCAAGACCCTGGACGTGGGCGGCTCGATCCGGACCCGCGCGACCGACTTCGGTTCGGTCTCGCTAGCCGCCGGGACCTACGACACGCGGGTCATCGCGGGCTGGACCGGTCTCAACAACGGGAACAAGGACTGCACGACCGACGCCACCTTCCTCACCGGCACGCTGGTGGTCGTCAAGGGTGACTCGATCGCGGCCGACTTCAGCAACGACGTGACCGCCGGTGGCGTGATCGTGCCGGAGTCCAACTCCGAGACGCTGACCCAGGACCCGACGGCCGCCATCAACACCTACCTGACGCTGACCGAGACGACCAACGTCCACGTCCAGCTGTTCGCCTACGCCTCGGACTCCTCGCAGTCCTGCTCGGGCGTGCTGAAGGGCAACGTGCAGTCGGCCCAGTTCGTCAAGGTCGCCTGACGCTGCAGCCCTCCTCAGAGAGGTAAGGGCTGTCCAGAACCGAGCCCCGCCAGGGTTTCTCCCCGTTCCCCTGGCGGGGCTCGGTGCTTCCCCCGTGTGACACTTAAACGTCAAGGCGTCGAGGTCGAGATGCCCTCTCACTCCCAGGTAGGGTGGCGGTATGTCTGTCAACGGCCCCAAGCTCAACGCCGACAACAATCCCGGTAACGCCCGGTGGTGCACCGAGTCGGGTCACAACCGGCTGGAGTGCACCAAGAACCGGAGCCGTGGCCGGGGTCAGTGCCATGGCCCGGCCATCCGGGGGACCGACTCGTGCAAGATCCACGGAGGGAGATCGCGCCGGGAAGCGATTGCCCGGGGGCGGGTCAACATCATCACGGCGTGGACCGCCAAGGGCGAGCCCGCCGAGGGGGAGGGGGTCGACGCCAGTACGGCCGTGATGGGCATGCTGAATGAGAGCTGGCTACGATCCGCCGCGCTGAGCGAGCTCTTGCGGCGCCAGGTCATCAAGGACGGCGACGTGGCCGGAGAGCTGACCGGCGGCGACGACCGGCCGGACATGTCCGGGCTGATCGGGTTCCGCTACGGCGCCGCCGGTAAGGACGGCAACATCTTCGCCCAGAGCGAGGAAGCCCGGGCGCTGGTCGTGCTGGAAGCCCAGGAGCGAGACCGGGTGGTCAAGTACGCCACCGAGGCGCACAAGATGGGGATCAGCGAACGGGAGACCGAGCTGGCCGAACGCTGGGGCGACCTGGTGATCACTCGGCTGATGAACGTGCTGGACTCGCTGAGCCTCACCCCGGAGCAGGAGCGCCGGGTGCCGGGCCTGATCCAGACACACCTCGGCCGGATCGAGATCACCAGCGGGAGCAAGGCATGACCACCATCGATCTGGGTGCCCGCTACCTCGCGAGAACCCGGCTGAAGCGCTGGATGGACAGCCCGGTGGCATGGGCCGGTGAATGCCTGGACGTGAAGCTCTCCGGCTATCAGGCCGAGGTGCTGGACGCTCTCCCCGTCGAGCATCGGGTGGCGGTTAAGGGACCACACGGCCTGGGCAAGTCGTTCATGGGCGCGGTGCTGGTGAACTGGTTCGCCACCACGCGTGACCTGGCAGGCGTGGACTGGAAGATCATCACCACGGCCTCGGCCTGGCGGCACCTGGAGGTCTACCTCTGGCCGGAGATCCATCGCTGGGCGAACAAGATCGATTTCGAGACGCTCGGCCGCGCCCCGTTCAACCCCCGGACCGAGCTGCTGGATCTGCGACTGAAGCTGGCCAACGGCGCGGCCACGGCCGTGGCGAGCAACCAGCCGGAGCGCATCGAGGGCGCGCACGCAGCCGAGTTGCTGTACCTGCTCGACGAGGCCAAGATCGTGCCTCCGGCCACCTGGGACTCCATCGAGGGCGCCTTCTCGAACGCGGGTCCCGACACCCCCGACAATGCATACGCGTTCGCCATGAGCACGCCTGGGCCACCCGCTGGCCGGTTCTACGACATCCATCGGCGGGCGCCCGGATACCAGGACTGGTGGACCCGCTCGGTGACGCTGGAGGAGGCCATCCGGGCGGGCCGGATCTCGCGAGCCTGGGCGCAGCAGCGTCTCCTGCAATGGGGTGCGGACAGCGCGGTCTATCACAATCGTGTACTGGGCAACTTCCACGCCAGTGACGAGGACTCCGTCATCCCCCTGGCCTGGTTGGAAGCAGCTATCGAGCGCTGGCATGTGTGGGATCGGGCCGGTCGGCCGGAGCAGAACGGCCCGTGGTGGACCGGGGTCGACGTCGGCCGGGGAGGAGACGAGAGCGTGCTGGCACGCCGGGACGGCTTCGTGGTGACGCTGGTCGGCAACCGGCGCCGGGACACCATGAGCACCGCCAGTCTCGTGCAGGGCGAGCCGGGCCGCGCGATCGTGGACGCCGTGGGTGTCGGCGCCGGTGTGTACGACCGGCTTCGGGAGACCGGCGATCGGCCGCTGGCCTACGTCGGCTCGGGCAAGACGACACACCGGGACCGATCGGGAAAGTTCGGCTTCGTCAACGTACGCTCGGCGGCCTACTGGAATCTGCGCGAACTGCTCGACCCGGACACCGATCCGGTGCTGGCCCTTCCCCCGGATGAGCTGATGATCAGCGACCTCACGACGCCGACGTGGGAGATCACCTCGGGCGCGCCGCCCAAGTACAAGATCATGACCAAAGAAGACGTGGTGGCCAAGCTCGGCCGCTCCTCCGACCGGGGCGACGCCATCGCCATGGCGATGTGGGCTGACCTTCACCGGACCGGTAGCCCGAACGTGGCCGAGCCGGTCGGTTCGCTGCCGACCACCGGGCTCTCCCCGCTCGGTCGTAGTGCCAGGTAGGCTGACCAGTAGCTGGCGAGATGCCAAGCGGCACAACCCCGAGATGGGAGATGGCGAGATGCCTTCTGAAGCGCTCTATGACCACACCGGCAACGTGGACGTTCGCGTGAGCTGGGGCAACGACGAGTCCGAGCTGGTCCAGATCGTCACTCAGGCGGCTGCCCGTGAGGGCATGACCGACCCGACCGACCGGATCATCGGCATCGTGAACGAGTGGCTGGCCGATGCCGATATGGCCCAGATCAACCTTGCGACGCTGAAGGCCCAGATGACGGCTGTCCCGCACTTCGACGGCTGGTGGGCGACGCTCGGTAACTGGGGTCAGGTCAACCGGCTGATCAAGATTCTCCAGCGGGCACGAGACCGGTCGTTCGGTTCACCGGCCTGAACTGAGCGGAAGAGCCCCGGTCGCAACCCGGCCGGGGTTTTTACCGTTGACACCTTGCAGGCATGACGGTAACGTGTATGGCATGACTAACGAACGCGATTGGGAAACGGCTGCTGCCGCACGACTGGAGCACACCGTCGCCAGTGTGGCCGCCCAGCTCCACAAGCTGGCCGACCGGATCACCGAGGAGGCTGCTGGCAACATCGAGAACGCACGCATCAAGCGGACCGAGTATTCGACCTATGGCCGCGTGGCTGAGCGGGTCGTGCACGAGGTCACGTGGGGACTGGCGAACCTGAACCTGGCCAACGTGATCGACGCCGCCAGCGACGCCCAGGCGGCTCAGGCCGAGAAGCTGGCAGCCAAGGACAGCACGCCGGTCACGAACGCCAAGCTGGGCTCCTGGGGCGCGCTGCACACCATGCTGGGCGTGGCCGAGGATTGGGCTCAGAGCGCGCACCAGAACGAATTGGCGATGGAACGGCGTGACATCAAGGCTCCTGATGAGCAGCCGTTCTACCTGGCCGATATCCGCACCATGCTGAACGACGCCTCCCGGGAGCTCGGGCTGGCGAACGTCTGGGACACCGAGAAGGGCGAGGCGAACAAGGTATGACGGCTCACGCGACGGATGCCCTGGTCGCCTCCATCGAGGCGGCCGAGGGCCTCCCCGTACCGATCGCTCGTGAGTTCGCGACCCGGATCGAGCACGCGCTGGCCGCCCGTGGCTATGAGGTCGTGCGGACCAGGACGGACCGGGGTGATCTGCGCATCGTCGGCTACCCGTGCACATGCTTCCGAGGTGGCTGCCTGGAGCATCCGTTTGGACCGGAGCGGCAGATCAATCCTTGACACTTAAGCGACAAGAAGCCCCGGGCTGATTGGTCCGGGGCTTCTCTGTGTACTGACCTGGGTACATCCTTGAGGTTGGAGGTGGTCGGCCATGGTGAGCTCCAGGGGCGGTAAGTACGGTTTTGTGTACAAGTCAAGGCAGCGGGTCTACAAGGCGCTGAGGCGTAAGGGCAAGAGCAAGACGGTGGCGGCCAAGATCGCAAACGGGGGGCACTACCACGTTCAGCGGTCCCGGATGGCGCGCAAGGCAGCGCGGACCCGCCGGTCCAAGAAGGCCGTCGGTGTCTGAAAGCTGTTACTGTGAAGTAACAGGCAGAGGAGGGGAGGGGCATGGCGACCTCACAGAACGGCTGGCCGATCGTCGGCAAGAGCGCGTGTGACCAGGGGCCATTCCAGGGTGCGTCGTTCCCGAACGGCATCCTGAAGGGTGACGTCGCGACGATCGCCCGCTGGCAGCTCAAGCGGTACGCGCAGCTCGTGGAGCCGGTCGTACCGGGTACCTGCTGGGGCTGGTTCGTCAAGGTCATCGAGGGCTCGGCGGTCAAGAGCAACCACGGCTCGGCCACGGCCTGGGACATCAATGCGACCCAGCACCCGATGGGCACGGCGGCCAGCCACAACATGAGCGCGCATGAGATCGCGATGTGCCACCAGATCGAAACGGAGTCCGGCAACGTACTGCGCTGGGGTGGCGACTTCAGCCGACCCGATCCGATGCACTGGGAGATCATCGGCTCACGCGCCCAGGTGGCCGCGTTCGCGACCAGGATCAGGAACGGGCAGGCCGCCGGTGCGGTCGCCCCGGTAGAGGAGGATGACCCGTTGGCAGCATTCAGCGAAGGTGACCTGGAAGGCGCCTCGTTCAAGTATCCGACCGGCCAGTCGGCGCCCGGCGCGAGCTGGCTGCACGACATCTGGGCGATGTTCGGTTACGTCAAGAGCACGAACGCCCTGGTCAAGCTGATCGCGGACAAGGACCCGATCGACGAGGCCGCGCTGGCCGCCGCCATGGCGCCCGCTGTAGCGGGCATCGTGGTGCCCGCGCTGCTCGGTGCCGTGCGGGATGCCGGTGGCACGCCGCTGACCGAGGACCAGCTCAAGGCCATCGTGGTCTCCGGTGTCGGCCAGGTGCTGACCGCCGGGACGGGTGGCACCCCGTGACTCAGATCAAGATCTTCGGCCGTGAGCCCTTCTGATATATTGGGAGAATGCCTCCTAAGAAGGGCTCTCGGTACAGCACCGACCACAGTCGGATGATTGCTGAAGAGGGCAAAAAACCCTGTGGTCGGTGCGGTGAGGCTAAGCCGCTCGATCAATTTCATAAGAGCCGCGCTAAGTCCAGTGGATATGAGTCGTATTGCAAGGCGTGCAAGATGACTCCGGAAGAGCGAGAGCGTCACAACGGACGTACCCGGCGGCATAAGTTCGTCATGCGGTACGGGATCACGCTGGAGCAACGTGACGAAATGGCCGAGGCTCAAGGGCAACGGTGCGTTATCTGTCAGGAAGTGAAACAGCTCCACGTGGACCATTGCCATGATACGGGCAAGGTACGGGGGCTGATCTGCCACTCTTGTAATGTCATGCTGGGAGTGGCGAACGATAACCCCTCGATCCTGCGTGCAGGAATCGAATACCTGGAGAGGTCAAGGCAATGATTCAGATCAAAATATTCGGAAGAGAACCGGGTCTCTGGATCGCGCTCATCGGCGCGGGTATCACCTGGGCGGCCAGCCTGGGCTTCGATTGGCTCAACGCCGGTCAGGCGACGGCCATCATCACGTTCGTCACGGCGGCCGTGATCGCGCTGGTGACCCGGCCGATCGGGCCTCCGTTGTTCGTGGGCGCCCTGTCGGCCGGGGCAGCGGTGTTCGGCCAGTACCAACTTCACTGGTCCCAGGCGGCCATCACGGGGCTCGGGACCATCATCCTGGCCGGGTTCGCGCTGCTGGGCATTCGTCCCCAGGTGACGCCGAACAACGATCCCAAGGTGATCCAGGGGACCATCGTGGCGCCGGTCGGACCGGTCAAGTAAGGTCGTTCGCAACTGCTCGTGCACACGGCACGGAGAAGCCCCGGGATTGCGGTCCCGGGGCTTCTTGACGTTTAAGCGTCAGAACACGACGTTGTTCAGATCCTCTCTGGCGGCGGCCAGCGTCCGATAGACACGGTGCAGAGATTCCTTGGACAGGTGAATGGCGTCGACAGCGGCCTGCGACTGCTCATTGACCGCCGCGTGCACCAGCGCCATGGCGTCCTGAATGCGGTAGTTGTGGGTCTGCGACCCCTCGGCGGCCTGAACGATCGAGCCGACGACCTCCTCCCCCTTCGCCTGGAAGGCGGCGGTACCGGCCGCCGTCTCGTCCAGGCGGTCGGTCAGGCTGGAGATCGTCTCCTGAATCTCGCCGATCAACTGCTTGGCGTGCTCCAGCAGACCGTTGGCCATGCTCGCGTGGTCTTCCATGTCTCCCCTGTTCTGCGTTCCTAGGATATCGACGGGCTGAACGATCTCGGCGGGCTGAACGCCTTGGCCGGGTAGCGGCCGGACGACCGGTAGACCGGAGATGAACTCGCCCTTGGGGTTGTCGCCGGTATGCGAGTGGAACCAGCGATCGTCGTGGGAGCGTTCTGGGTGCGGGGTCAGGCTGTGTTCGTCGTTGCCCTTACCGGTCCGCTTGTCGTGCGCCGTGGTGAACGGCGCAGGCCGGTCCAGGTTCGCCACCATCCGCTTGATCCCGGCGACCTGCTCCTCCAGCAGCTGGGCGGCATCGTCGTTGAGCGGAACCGGCATCAGCGAGGCCGGGCAGGACACCCGGACCGCGATACCTTCCACCTGGTGCTCAGGGATGCGCTGGACGGTCAGTTCGTCATCGTCCGGCCGGGCCTGCTCGACCACCGGTGTGACCCAGGCCGTGCACAACCGGAACGGGCATTCTATAGTCTCTCCCCTCAGACAGGACTCTCCCGTCATCACTGTTAAACTTTACAGTGATGACGGGGAGGATGTCAACCGAACCGGCGCCGGTCCCGAGCGCTGCCGGAGCGTGCCCAGATCCGGATACGGATCCAGTGCCGCCGATAGGGCACCACGTAACACGGTGCGCCCGGGCACCAGCGGACCAGGTTGAGGCGCCAGAGGTTCAGCTCCCAGTGCCTGCGGTCGCTGTAGTGCAGGCTGACAGGTGTCATCGGCTGCTCCTGATCCGGGCCACCAGACGGCCCTCGCGCGGTTGACCGGCAAGCTCGGCGCCCTGCTTGCCGAGCCGGGGCCAGAGGATCCTCAGGCGCCCTGGATGCCACCACCACGGGAAGCCGCGCCCGGGGCCGGTGCCCTCGATCATCGGATCGGCCTGGGGTTGCTCGGGCGCGACGGCTTGCCCGGTTTGGGCTGAGGCGTCGCGGGCTTCTGCGGAGTCGGCTTGCGGATGGGCTTCGGTGGTCTCGGTCGCCACGGCATGCTGATCCTTCCTGGAACGGAGAACGTCCCCGCCATACCCTCTACTTTACAGGCATGACGGGGACGTGTCCAGCTCCTAGCGGCGAGCCGCCCAGGTGATCGCGGCGATGCCGAGCAAGAGCAGGAAGATGCCGAGGTTGTTGCCGACGTCGATGCTCATGATGTCTCCTCAATCTTCCACGAGGTGACCCCGGCCGGAGCATCGCGCCAGAGTATCTGAGCCCACTCGGGTGCCCCATCGATCGTGTGCACACTCCACGCGCTGCTCCCCCGTTGCAGCCCGGGCTTACCGTCCTTGCGCATCACAGAACCGAACGCTCGAATGGAACGGGTCTTGTGGTCCACGACCCACAACACGATGCGGTCCACCTGGATCCGCCGGGCCTTGGTCTGCCAGGCCTTGGTGATGTCCACGATCTGGCCGTCTACCACCTTGATGATGATCTCTCGCGTGGTCGTGTCGAGGCTGACCGCTGCCCGCATCAATCTGTCCTTCCGTCGGCGAACCATTGCTCTTCGAGCTCACGCTGACGTGCGGCCGGATCCACGACCGGCGCCACGGCCACGCCGGTGAAGCCGTTGCGCGAGAGCTCGCGCTCCAGCGCCGGGCCATTGACCGCGACCAGCGCGTACCCGGCCTGGGCCAGGTGCTCGGCCAGAAAACCCGCGACGGCGCGCATGTCCGGGTAGAGATCGGTCGTGCGGTAGGCCACCGGCATGCTGGCCACCAGCGCGTCAACCGCGCTCTCCTCGTCGAGCGCGCTGGCCGCCAGCAGCCCGGCGAGATGCTCCAGGTTGGCATTGATCTGGCTGACGATCGGCGCCAGCGAGGCGGTCACCGCATCGGCCACGCCCGACATGTCGAGCGCGATGGAACCGGACGTCTGTCCGCTGCTCATCTCTTCCCCTGTTCCGCGCCGGTGCGTCCAGCGCTGTTGCCAACCTACCAGTCATTACGGTAAGGTTCAACCCATGGCCAAGTTCATCGTTCAGCACGACACGGTGCCGGAGATCGGCATCGTGCTGGAGCACTCGGACGGCGGTCCCGGCATCGCCCAGGGCTGGCATGGCCGGTGCACCGAGTGCGGGCGGCGGATGCATCGCTGGCACCTGGAGAAGGCGATTGAGGATGCCCGGCGCCACGTCGACTCACACTGAAACGAGAACGGCCCTGCTCCACTGGGGAGCAGGGCCACACCCTGAACAGGAAGGATGTCGTATGACCAAGCGACAAGCCGAGCGTACACCGATCAGGCCGACCAGGGGCGCGATCGTCTATGCGGCCGTGCTGGCCTCGATCGGCGTGACCGCGCTGATCGTGGAGTGGATCACCGGCAGTGACGCGCTGGGCGTCTCTCTCGGCGTGTTCGTCGCCGTGGTGCTGATCTTCGGTGCCGTGGACGCAACGGTCCAGCGCGCCCGTGCGCAACGGTCGGCGGATCAGGAGGCGGCCACCGCCGAACTCGACAAGGCGCTGAACACCGGTATGTGGAAGCACCCGGAGAATTCGGGGATGGAGTGCCAGATCCGGTACGACCCGGGTACCGGCCTGTTCTACGTGTCCGGCTGGATCTCGGACTTCTGGATCATCGTGGGTGAGCGGGTCTGGCCGGACCTCGATGGCCTGGTCGCACTGATCCGCGACCTGGAGCACGAGGAGGGCATGGTGGCCACTGACGACGAGGGCACGCGCTCGATCAAGGCGCGGCTGATGGCACCGGGCTGGAACGACGAGGTGCGTTCGATGGGTATCCACCCCGAGCCGGACGGGTCATGAGAAGGGGCCGCGCGCTGACCCCGTGGGAGATGGGCCTTGTTCTGGGCATCGTGGCGCTACTGGTGCTGTGCTGCTGCGGCTGGGGGCTCGTGAGCGCGTTCAGCCCGCACCCGGCGCCGGTCTATCCGTACCCGGTGGCCACGCCGTCCTACTGAGTTCGAGGCCTGTCGCTCCCCGGAGAGGCGGGCCTCGTGCGGTTGACACCTCACAGTCATGCATGGTAAGTTGGGAGCTCGACGATCAGAGAGGCACAGCGATGAATCCGACCAGCGAGGACCGGCCGTGAGCGCCGGTTACCTGGCCAAATGCGCGCGCAAGCGCAAGTACGAGACGCGTCAGGAGGCCGAGGCGCACCGGGCCTCGATGGTCGGCCAGGGCCTATGGCGCCGCAACGACACCAACGTCTACCGCTGCAATGCCTGCGGCGGCTATCACGACGGGCACTTCGGAGCCCGGACCAAGACGAGGAAGCGCCGATGACCGGCTATGTAAGCGAGCCCCCCACACACCACTCGTTACCGGGGGACCTCGATACGTCCCCTGACCTGGGCGTTGTCAGAAAGCGACCTGCCGACCGGCGGGGCACCACGAACCGCAACGCCAGGGGAGGCAGTGAGGATCGGCGCCGCAGACGTGAGTGGCTGGTCGCGACGTACCGGGCGAACGCCGACGTGGTCACCGTGTACGGCCAGGTGGACCCCAACGGCACTGCGACGCTGCTGGGAGCCGGTACAGCGGCCTGCCGGTGCTACCGGTGCGGCGTGCTGCTCACGGTGGACACGGTCACGGCGGACCGGATCAAGCCCGGGTGCCGGGGCGGGACATATGCGAGAACGAACATACGTCCCTGCTGCCTGGCCTGTAACAGCGAGACCGGCGGATCTACCAGGGGGAAGAGATGACGACCAACAGGTGGCTGTTCCGGCCCGGTTTCCAGATCATCTGCCAGATCAACGGGCCGTTCGACGAGGTGCGCAAGACCCGGCTCCCGGCTCAGTGCTGCGGCCTACCGGCCGACCAGATCTACAAGTGCGAGCAGATCGCGGCGCCGGGTCATGAGTGCCAGGTCAACGACCACACGATCCTGCACGAGCGGATGGGCAACGGGTACTCGTGCAGCGCCGTCGAGAGGTGGATCTCCGAGCGTGGCGGGTTGCACGGCTGGTTGACCGGCCG